TATTAAAGGAAGATAAACAAGAAGAAAAAAATAAGGTGAATAAAATGACAGAAGATGACACAATGAACCAGATGACCGACGTGCTCACACGATTAGAGTCACGTCTTGACTCAATGGAAAAAGGTGAAAAACCTGCTTTCCTTGAAGATAAAAAAGATGAAAGCAAGGATAAGGAATCCATGAAAGATGACAAGAAAAAAGAGGAAACTGTCGAAAAATCACAAGAATACTCTGATGTTATCTCTTCAGATTACCTAAACTGGATGGAAGACACTCTAAAGAGTGCAGGAGTAGACACAATGGCTGCTCGTGCTCACTTTGATGGCGATTCAGTTGCAAAACAAAACATGGGTTCAACCCCTGAAGAATTGCAAGGTAGTGACGCAACTATGGGTGGTCAAGCACCGGGTCGTGTTCAAGAAGGAGGAAACCCATCCACAGGAGCAGTTGGTAAAATCAACAGCGGTGGAGATGTAAAGAAATCTGATTTCTTGAATCCTATGGATTTAGATGCTTCTGATGTAGAAGCAGCGTATGAAGTTTACAAAGCAGCGGCTCTTGAAGAAGAATTCCGTGGTTCTTTAGAATCTGACTTTGCTGCAAGATATCAAGCAGAACGTGCAGAAGAAATAGCAAAAGCAGAAGCAGCATCTTATGATGCTCGTGGTCCTTTAGATGCTATTACAAAAGCAATTGCTGAACTATCAGAAAGAATTGATAGCATTGGTACACCGGCAGAAGTAGGAGAAACACTACAAAAATCTGCTGAACCACAACATGAAGTTCCATCAACTTCCGACCTAGCACAAATGTCTTGGGACGAAGTACATCAACTCGCAGGACGAGTCTTTGAGGGAGAGTGAATAAAATGGCAAGAAATTACGTAAGAACAATAACTGATATGGAAAGATACTACTATGGTGCAGGTAACGCAATGGGTTACTCATACTCCGGTAGCGAATTACTGAAAAGCGACAGCCCAATGTTGTCTACAACTGCTGGTACATACCAAGCAATTTATGGACGCAAAGTATGGTCTCAATTGAACCAAGAGTTCAACGCTTTCTCAATACTACCAAAGAAACCTTGGGATAGGTCAGGATGGCGTGTTATAACTGGCAAGCCTTCAGATGCTACTACTGGTTCTTCACTTGGTGGAGTTGCAGAAAACTCAACATTACCAGACACACAAAGGCCAACATTCCAGCACATAGCAGCAAAACCAAAGACAATCGCTCATACATTCGATATGTCTGAAACTGCTATCTTCCTTGCTGACAAGGATGACGGAATGGGAGATATACGCTCAGTTCTTAAAGAAGAAATGGGTAAACATCACGCAGAGTCTGTTAACAAAATGTTGTTAGACGATGTAGATAATCCAGCAGGTAACAATTTTGAGTCACTTGACAGAATTACAGCAGCACATAATGATGACGCTGATTCAAAAACTGGATTAGATGCAGACCATGATGCTCTTACAGCATCCAGTGACTTAGATATATACAGTATTGGTAGAGAAGCAAATAGACTTTGGGCTAATGCTGAAATGAGTAACAATATTGTTAGCGATACAGCAACTGACAGAGTTCTATCACTAGATGTCTTGGATGATTTATTCCAAAGACTTTGGGTACGTGGTGGAAATCCAAAAGTTATACTAACTGGATATGACACATTGATGAGATTACAACAACTATTACAATCTCAACAAAGATTCATGGAAGAGAAGAGAGTTACACCTACTTACAATGGAGTAAAGGGTGTACCGGGAATTGAAGCCGGATTCATCGTAGCAACATACAACGGTGTCCCAATCATTCCATCTAAAGACGTTACAAAGGATACAATTTCCAGAATGTATTTACTAGATACCGATTATCTACACTTCAGTACAGCAATACCAACACAATACTTTGAGTCTGGTATAGAGACAGGAGACCCATTCGCAATAAACAGACTAGGACAGGAAGGACTTTACCGAACAATGGGTGAAATCTGGACTACCTTCTTCGGAGCACAAGGACAGGTGAGAGACCTTAAGTAAGGTTTATTGAGGAATTAATGGAGGAATAAAATATGAGTAATACAATAACATATACAACAAGCAACAGTGCAGTATTCACCGAGAGTTTCTCTCTCGATTTATACGCAGGTACACCAGTAGATGACACAGCATGGTTAGACGGAGGAGCAACAGCAGGTAATTATCCGGGTAACATTGATGTGTTTAACGCAAAAAACGCTAACACAACAAATGCTACAGCAGGAGCAAAACTTGTATGTGGTCAATTTACAACAGCATTAGCAAATGATGAAACAGTTACCCTATCAGGTGGTGCAACTAAAATCTTAGCAGTGATTGTTGGTGACAACAGTACAGCAGCAGCAGGTGTAACATTGAAGAACATCACAAGTGGTGTTGCTCAATTTACCGTTACATCAACATCAGATGCTTTAGTAACTTGCTGGATGATAGTGGCATAAGGTGATTCTTCATGCCACAGGTAACATACATAGGAAAATACCACAGCAGTCCTCCACCGAGAGGATTGACGCACACAGTGTATCGTGGCGAATCTTACGAAGTTAGCCAAGAGTGGGTTGACGAGTTTGGTGGTAAACTAAGTAAAAACTATGTAATTTCAGGTGCAGAAGCAAAGACCGTTGATAAATTAAATGATGGAATACCTGACTCCGGTTGGAGAGTGGGAGACATCAAGAAATGGTTGAAAGCAGAAGAAGTTTCTTTTGGTGCAGGATACAGGACAAAAGGTGCATTATTGGGTTTAGTTGAGGAACATCTAAATCCAGCACCACCTGTGGTCGTAGTAGAAGAAACCACTGAAGTGGTAGAAGAACAAACAATGGAGTGATGAATTATGGCAGCAGGAAATACAATGGACACGAGAACACACGTAATGGGTGATATGCTCATGGTAACAGGAACATTCACTGATGGAGGAATAGACGTAGATTATACAAATATGTTAACTTCAGTCTTTGCAGCAGGTGGACACGTAACTAGTCTATACAACACAGGTGTATTATTGAACATGGGTGGCAACGCAGCAGTAGGTCTAGCCACAGCATTGACAGTAGATACAGTTGATGCTAGGTTACATTTTAATATTGGAGAAACAATTTACAACAGTGCAGGAGCACGAGTAGGTGTTATTACCGCAATAGGTAGTGCTACTAGTGTCACTTGTAGCGGTGGTTTGATAACAGGTTTGAGTAATAACGATGCATTATACAAGTTAGGACCAGACCAAAGTGCAGTAACACTAAACGATGGCTCACTAGCAGTAAGTATTGATGAGACAAACAATTTAGTGGTTTTTGGTAACGGTAATCTTGGAGCAACAAGTACCGCACACACACAAGATGGTCGTTGGTGGATTCTAGGACAACGCTAAGGCGGTGTTTTAGATGGCAGTTAGTCCTAAAATACAAGTAATTGGACCTTTCTCACCAGCGGATTTTTCGCCAAATAATCTTGGTGCATACAACACGGCAGGTAGCGTTAGTAAAGCAATGACTGATGCAGCAGCATCTACACCGGGTACTACCTTAGTAGCAGCAGAACCAATTACTGTTTTAGGTAACGTCTATCTAATATTGACATTAACAGGCAGTGCATGAGAGTGAGGGATATGGATGGGTTTCGATGTTAGAACATTAGAAATCGATGATATATCCAGAGCACAGAAACAAAACGTCAGAGTTGATACCGCTTATGATAGCGGTTCAGTTTTTGATGAGACTAATCCATTAAAGGGAGTCACAAGAAATCAGCGAGCCAGAACAGAAAATGTTGGCGACGTTTTGAACATAGGTGCAGGGACTAGGTGTACAAACTGCGGTATGCTTCATTTTATGTGGAGAGCAGATTGTGGGGCTTGTGGCAAACCTATGGAATATAATAAAGGTCATAGAGATGATAGGAACAGGATGTGAGATTATGGATGCATTTGATAAGGCTTGGAGACTCTTAAAAGAGAAGAAAGAAAAACCAATTATCACTTGGATGCACCCGCACACCACTGGTGATTCAGAACATCCTTACGGATGGGTAGATAGTCACGGACCATATACTGACATTCACGAACATCCCAATTATCCTGACGGTTTTCAACAATATGTCTCCGGTCATGAAGAAAAAGGTACATATCCATTCAAGAATCATGAAATTGTAGATGGTAAAGTGGTCGAAAAAGACCTAAGTGGTCCAGTACCCGGACTACCGGGTATGACTTTCGATGCTAAGGGTAATTTAGTTGGTGGGCAATAATGCCTCAAATATTTAGTCCGGGTGAAGGTGAAACAAGACCTCTTGACCCTGATGCTATAGTATACACTACTGCTCAAAAAGTAGCAGATTTGCTTGACATAGGACCACAAGAAGCGGTGTTGATGTCTGCTAATGCAGAAACAAATGCAGTTTTCATTACAGGTTCTGATTACAGAGCCATAGGTTTTGGTGTAGGAGATACAATACTTATCTACAGTGATGCTGACCCTATGGGTTTAGAACGTGCAATTACTGCTATAACTACATCAACAGGTGGTGTAAAACTAGCATTTTCATCTGCAATAAATCCCGGTTTGTATGAAACGACAGATAACGGTTATGTACAGAATCAAGCATCTTTTTCCGATGGTAGAACAAGAGGTCTTACTAAAACAAAAGTGGAGACTATCATAAAACGTATGCAGGATAAGATAGATAATGAAACTCATAATGCTTGGAGACCGTATCTTGTCAGTGCAGAATATATTAATTTTGATACATACAAACCTTACAGGCGTAGATACTATACAGATTACGTAGGAACGACTCCTCTGCTTTTCAGAAATGTTCAACAAATATTGAGGCTTGAACTGTGGCAAGGAGATGACTATAGAGAAATTGGTGCAGCAGAAGCACGTATACATATTCCTGACAGTGTACAAGCACTTTCTGGTTCTATTGTTATGTCTCCGGGTAATGGTAGTGCTGCTACTTTAACAATAGGTACTGGTACTAATCAATGGAGAAGTGCTTTTGATAAAATTACTACTGCACAAAATCTTGCAGACTTAATTAACAAAGAAAATAGAGTGAGTAAAGCCGCTATCGATTTTAGTCCTGCCTTTACACTTGAAGGTAATACTGCTAATGTTGCACTTCATAACGAATTTTATGCTTCAGCCAATTCTGATTATGGTACAGGTATAGTCAAAGTTACTAGTATGAGAGGTACAAAAGGTGGAGAAACTTGTAGTATAGTAACTACTAATTCTAACATAAGTATTAATCAAACTACACAGGCTGATGCTACATTCAGTAGTCTTGATAGTACAACCATTACAGTAGATAGCACTGCTGGTTTTGTTGATGCTGGAGTTGTTGTTGATGCTAGTGGCGATGTTTTCAGTTATACAGGAAAGACATCAACAACTTTTACAGGCTGTACGATTGTAGTTGGTAGTGCTTTATCCGACATTGGTGGTGCTCTTACTCAACATTCTTTAGTTGTAGATTTACAAGGTGGTAGTTCCAGTGGAGACCAAGGTAGGTTGAGAGATTGGTGGTTCGACCATGAAATGGGTATTATTTACTTCAATAATTCATACCCATTTTTCGAGTGGAATGCAATCAAAACTTCTTATATTTATGGTGAAAGATATCTTGAACAGGCTATTGAAGATGCTTGTACAAAATTAGTTGCTATTGATTTATTGATGAGTGATGATAGGAGTATACTCATACCCGAAGGTTCGCAGAACGTTGATTTAGCATCTAAAATACAACTATATAGAGCAGATGTAGATAGAACTATGGCTCGATATAAAGAGGTGGTTCTCTTTGGTTGAGCGAGAAACTTTGCTCGGTAAAGAGAGTAGAGAGGAATTTGAACGTGCTCTTATTGCAGATTTCACTAAAGATAAAAAATTGCAAAAAGAACTAAATGAAGGTTTCACACAGTATCCTCCTAGTCTTAGAGAAATGAAAGTTTCACAAGAAAAATACAATGATATACTAAGTGAAGAAGAAATCGAACAAGTGGTTGATAAAAGAATGTTAACTGAATCACCCTTACTAAAAGAATACAAATTAAAACAATCCGGTAAAAATATTATACCTGATATATATGAATACCATGTAGAAGTTAACAAAGTGATAAAGGTGAGAAAGTAATGGTTGCAACATTCAAAGAAGGTCTCGATGTTGTAATTGATACGTTCAAGGATAACTGGAATAGGGCTAATACTGATAATATCAAACCTGTAATTATAGATATTGCAGAAACTTCTCCAGAAAGAGGTAAGCGTATAAATTTACAAAACAGTGATTATGTCTTAGTATTTGAGACTGCACATAACGAAGAAATACCTGATATTCTTTATGATTTTGTAACCACTAGAATAAATATTACAGTTGACATTAGAACTTCAAAAAGCAGAAAAAGACTTCAGCAAATGGAGAATGAAATTAGGAGGTGTACCCATCTAAATCGCAAAGGAGATGGGGTTAACTTCGATAGGTTAGTATATAAAACCCGTACAGACCTGTCTGACCGGAGCAAGATGTTGTTCCGAATGACCTTTCAAATCGAGGTCGTAGTCTTTGCAGAACAAATACCATGAGGTGAAAAATTATGCCATCAACAGTCTATAAAGGTGATTTATCAGAAATTTCTTTCGGTCACGAAAGTGGTATGAAATTAACTCATGGTTATAGTGGTTCAAGTGATACACTTTTCAAATTCACTGCGAAAGCAAGTGGAACTTGGGCTTCAGATGAAACGAGTATAATAGAATTTAGTGGTGGTCTTGAAAATACACCTTGTTATGCTGGTATTTTAGAATATCCTATAGGTATGTTAGTAGGTGCAAAACTTTGTTTTAACAGTTTGACTTCAACTGCTACAAATAGACTTCATTCAGATGATGATGCATCGAATGGTTCTATCTTCACAATAGTAAAACACGCTGTTGTTGGTAGTAAAACACAACTGACCATTCATCCTAGATTAAAAACTAATCACACTAATGATTGTCCATCCGACACTGATGAAATTATAGAAATTTTACCTTACACTGTACCAAGTATGGATGTAGCAATGACATATGCTGCAAATGCAAATGCTTCTGCCGAAAGAGTGTTAACTGACCAGTTTGTTGGAATAATGAATGTAATAGCATTACCTGAAACTAAAGTTGATTTGAAAAGATATCATGTAGTTGGTCTTGGAAGAGATGTTGCTGTACAAGTTCCGGGTAGATTCACCAATGTAGGGGGGTCTTTTGAACACAATTTACATAATTCTCGATGGTTGTACTACGCATTAGGTAATGAAGTGGTAGATATTAGTGGTGAAACTGGCGGTACTGCTTTTACCTTAAATGGTGCTGTTGAAGCGGGTGCTAGTAGAATATCATATACTGCTAGTGGAAGTGCTGCACCTGCTATTGGTACTGCTATAGGTGCAGGGGATTATGTAGTCATTGTGGCAAATTCTGATGGTAGTGAGGATATTGACATTAATAGTTATAGAGAAGAAACTACAAATGGTATATTCCCAATTGTAGGTGCATCTAATATAATCACAAAGGCTCGACCTGATGAAGTAAGAAGAATTGTATCAATTAGTGGCACAAATTCAGGCACTATTTGGCTAGATGGCCCGTTAAATTTTTCACATGCTACAGGTAGCACTCTTCAATTTATAAAATATCTTGCTGACAATTCTACTAGTTCTCCTCATAGAGAATCTAGCGGTAATCTACAAAATCCAGTTTCAAAATTAATATTTTCTA